TCTGAGCTATTAGACATTTCCATCGAAGCTAGCGTTGTTGGATATGCATTTTTTAATTTAATTGTTTTAATCGGTATATAGTCAGTATTTCCCATAACTTGAATTAAAACTTCTGTTCCTATATCATTAAGAAATGATACTCCTTTGTTTCCTACAGGGTCTATTATAGCCTGTTGCCATGTGTTAAAAAAGTTCCATATGTACATATCATTTGTAAGATGAAATACTAAGCCGACGTCTTCATTCATGTATGCATACGGTTTCTTTACAGCTTTCATATCTACAAAGTGTTCTTGTGTGACAATTTGACGGCCTGGGACATTTACTGACTCGCACAATAAATACATATCACGTGGGTCTTCAATAAAGCTTCCTAGAGATAAACTGCCACCACTAATTACTGAGCGGGCTGCATTACCAAGAATACCTTCAACATCGGTATTAAATAAGGATGGCTTCTTACCTGGATGGGTAATGTACAAAGCAAATCTATTCGCCTTTGCTAATCCACCTCTACGGCCGATCGTTGCCTTTAATGTGTCTATACCTGCTGGTAATGCCATTTATATCATCCTCTTCGATGCGCCCCAAACGTGGGTCTTGTTCTTGCCTTTGAATTGTTCTATCGGAAGGAATATAGCGATATCCCATTCAGGTGCTGCTACTTTTGTTACTTTACCTTGAATGTGTTTAGTAAGATATCGTTTAAAGCATGGTTGGAATTCTCTGTATTTTGAAACTGATTTTAACATTTGATAGTTAAGTCCAAGTTTAGTATCATCGTCAAATCTTTTATTGTTCGCAGTATCCATGAGTTTGTCAAGGAACTTTGCACGTAACATAGGTGACAAGTAATGCAAATTTAGACCATAGAAACCATCTCTAGTTGGTTCAACCATAATCGTAAGAGGGAACATGTCGTAATATGGCAGTGTTTTACGATGTTTTGGATCATAAAAATACATGTACATATCACCGGGCGACGGTGCGCCTTGCCTCGAAAGTGCAGAATCTTTTAATAGAGACTGTCGATTAGTGCCACTTAATTCCGTAGTCTTTTTACGGAACCAGCGACGAGCTTCGACAGATCTAGCCCGCAAACCTTTACGGTATGCTTCTATCTCTAATTTGTGAAATAACGAATTTTCCATACTACTATTTATACCTTATTTCAGGATCTTTATGCCCATTGATTTAAGAACATCTTCATGCCATATAACAAAATGCCATCCACGATTACTGCAAAATTCTTCTGCAGCCTTCCATTTAGATTGATTTTTAATATATGTCAAAGCTTCTGTGATAGATCTTCGTGATCTACGTGTAACTTTAGGAGGCATGGTTTCTTTTCTAGGCTTGATCTCTACAAGGTACTGTGCACCATTCCTATCCTTGTAATATACATCAACAAAGTATCTGTGCATGCGCTTATCTGTATCACACCGGTAAGGTATCACTACTTCTTCTGAGTTCCATTCAACAATATCAGGGTTTGCATCTATCCATCTGAACGTATTTCTTTCCCATAAGGATCTATAAATAACTTTATCAGGATCTCCCTTGTATTTTTGTGGGTTTTTAGGGCGATATTTCCCTTTGTAGGTCATTCTGGGCATATAAATAGTCCTGTAGTATTTCTAAACTGTATGGAGCTATTTATGGCACTTAGATATCCGATTGACGTACAAAGTAAAGGGACACCTTTTGTTCTCTTCACGTCGCACAAAGCAAAATATAAGCAGGGAGCCAGAGAAACAACCCTGACTGATAATAAATCATGCGCGATGTATATGCCTCCAGCATTTCAAGTCTCGGATATTATGCGATATGAATCTGCTTCTCCAGGTTTACTAGGTGGAATGGCAGAAAATTTATTGGCCGGAAGTAACAACTATACTTCAGAAGACCTTGCAAATGTTGCTTCTACTGGAGCAGCTGCAGGCGTTGCAGCAATCGGCGGCTTAGTGGGTGCTGCTGTCGGCGGTGGCGGAGGAGCTGTTATTGGTGGAGTTGGGTCTCAGTCAGCTGCAGCAGCGGTTGAAGCGGTGCGATCTAAACGTATGCAAAACGTAGTAAGTCCACAAGAATTTATGTTATTTAAAGCCCCCGGCGTACGACAATTTTCTTTTGCATTTACTATGATACCATGTTCAGCACGTGAGTCTGATGAAGTTATTGCTATTATTAAATACTTTAGAACACGAATGTATCCAACACTGGCGGCTAACGATTTAATGTATAATTTTCCAGAAGTGTTTACGATTGGATTTCATGATATTGATGGCATCCCTAAGATTGCAGAATCTGCTTTAGCTAATGCCAGTACAAATTACAACCCTAACTCTATGTCTTATTTTAAACGTGGGAATAGACCTGTTGAGATAACAATGACATTGTCATTCCAGGAACTAATGCCACTGTCTGCTAAGAATATTAAGGATGGATTCTAATGTCATATTTTAATAACTTTACACCAATAGAATATGATTTCGACGGTAATGGTACAAATAAAACTATTAAAAACCTCGCACAGTATTCTACTATCATATCAAAAAATTTAGACAACGTTACATTTTATTCTTACTATAATATTTTAGATGGTGAACGCCCGGATACGGTATCACAAAAGCTATATGGTACAGCTGCATATTACTGGAGCTTTTTTATTGTCAATGATCAACTTCAAAATTATTGGAATGACTGGCCTAAAGCTTCTGAACCATTGCGTAATTATGTAGAAAAAAGATTTATAGGGTTAGCCGCAATCTTCGAATCAGACATTACTGCCTTCGGTAAGTTTGTTGTTGGTGGTACAGTAAGTGGTTCTCTATCAAATGCAACTGGTAAAATTAAAGCAATATTTCCAACGCTATGCTATATTCAAATAGAGCAAGATAAAACATCACCTGCTAATTTTAGAACAGCTGGAGAATCTATTACTCTTACAGCTTCTAATAGTACATTAACAGCTGACATCGCAAGGGTAGGTAATACTATCGCATGTACTTCTATTGTTAAAGCTGCTTATGGACCTGATCATCATATAGATGACGGTACACTAGAGCGAACACGTAAACGTACTGCTGGTACAAGTCCTGTCACACATTTTGAACAAGAAAACAATACCAACATTACACGCTCAAGAATTAAAGTAATTAAGCCAGAGTTTATCGGTGAAGTCGTTGAAGCTTTTGAACAAGCAATGAGAGAGTCTTAATATGCCGTCTAACGATGTTACAGGACATCAGGATAAGAACCTTAGGGATTCTATTCCTGGAAAATATCGAGACCTAAAGGTTGAGATTATAACTAGAGTAGAATCAGTTGATATTACTAGTCTTGTAATGGAATTCTCTATATACGAATCACTTGATACTCCATTTTTACATGGCGAATTAAAGTTTGCAGATAACTCTGGTCTAACCACTGCCCTTCCTATTATTGGCCAAGAAAAAGTTAGAATTAAATTTACAAGACGAAATGAAACAGTTGATAAAACTTTTGCGTGTACTAATGTAATAGCTATTGAAAAGCTTCTGGGAGAGACCGCGGGTGTAGTATTAACTTTAACATCTGAGAAACATTTAACTAACGCGGTATCTTTATTTTCTAAATCTTACACCGGACTAGCTAGCAATATTATTAATCAGATTCATTCTAATTATCTTAAAGAAGAAATAGAAATTAAAAGCCCTTCTGGCAGTGCACATAATGTGGTGTTTCCATTTCTAAAACCATATGCTGCAATTAATATGGTAATGAAAAAAACATTTGGTGATGACGGTACCCCATACTTTTTATTCGAAAATCTATTTGGAAAAAAACCTATACTTCAATCTATGGAATCAATGCTTAAAGAAGTAACAGTAGATAAGCTTCCGGTATTAACTAAGGCAATGTCGACAAACAACGATGATTTAGGTCAAGGCTCTCGCCATAGGCCCGAGACTATGGGTCGACTTTTATCATATGAGATATCTAAAAATTCCGATACACTAAGGTTATTAAGCGGCGGAGCATTAATTAATAATACAATGAGATTAAATTTATCTAATGGCGAATTTACTGAAAATCCATTTAACTATGCTACACATGCTGCTACTCTATCCGATCTAGATCCACATGCTTTCATGGAAATTGATGATATTAAGTTAGAATCTAATGAATTAAAAGCATCAAATAGTATTGAGTTATATTTCCCTCTAGCTTTTGAAAGCGAAGGAGTTACTGAGTTAGGCAGTCAAGTAGATGCACTATCATCAACAAAGGCTGCATCCAGAATGGAACGATTAAACGATATGCTGAGGATACAAGCGTATGCGGATTCTGATCCTAAGAATTATCAAGTTGGGAAATGCGTAAACCTTGTTATGGCACCTAACCTACCTGGTCTTGAATCTGATGAAAAACTTAAAGACGAATTGTTTTCTGGACAATATATTATATCCAGGTTAAGACATTATATTAAGGATGATAACTATAATATGTCGATGGAATTAGTACGTGAAGGTTTGTCAAAACCAAAATCTACTGGAAGCCATCCTGCGGAAAGAGGACCACGATAATGTTATATTTTGGAACAATAGAAGATCGTATGGATCCAAAAGAAATGGGCCGTGTCCGTGTCCGTGTATTTGGTATTCATAGTGCAGATAAAATTAATGATATTCCTACGTCAGCATTACCTTGGGCTCCTGTAATGAATCCAACCACTTCACCTGGAACTTCAGGTTTAGGTGAAGCACCATTTCTTGTTCCAGGATCTTGGGTGGTTGTTCAGTTCCTAGACAGAGAAATGCAATCGCCTATTGTTATGGGTACAGTACATGGATTTCCTAATAATAAACCCAACGCTGAGAATGGATTTGCAGATCCTACTGGCACATTTCCAAGACGAATTGATGAGTCTGATGTAGCCAGACGTGCACGTGGAACAAACGAAATAGAAAAACAATCAGTTGGTTCTGAACCAGCAGATCCGTATAGTGCAAAGTATCCATACAACCATGTATTCCATTC